GGGTTTTTGCACATCATTTACAGAGGTAGTCATGGCTGCGTATATGGGCGCTATTAAACACCCAATACCTAGTCCTATGACCACACAGAAAAGAAACTTTTTGAGACTCATGTTCAAACTCCTAAAATGCGGGGCAGGCAAAGTGGTTTAACTCCACCTGCCCCATGTTTCACCAAGATTACACTTTCCTAGGGTTACGGCTCATTCTGGAAGTTCCGCTGCGGATTGATGGGTTCCATACCCAACCAAGAATCCACATTGGCGGCACTAATGTCCGTACCGACATCCTCATACCAAACGCCGACCCAGCGAAGGACGAGTTGTAGCGGAACGCAAATACTAAAACCTGCCCCAATGGCGGTTCCTTGAGGGATATAAATTTCCGCCAGAATAGTGCCATCGTTGGCGCTGGGTTCCGTGGCTTTAGTTATCAAACTTGCCCTAACTGCTGTAGTGCCGACCACGGCGGTCGTTATCAGAATGTTCCACCAAACAAATCCAAGGTTTTTGTAGGCGGTGTTCGCAAAGTCAAGAACATTAGTGCTTATGGCACTGGCCTTGACATCCTGATTGTCAGAAAACTCCAATTTTGAATCAATCAAACTCATGGTAAATCTCCCATAAAAAGGGTTACTTTTGTACTAGGCCACTACTTCCTCAGTATTGAGGATGATGTTGTTGTCCAACCTCCTGCAAGGCACTCCGCTAAAGGTCATGATGGGCAAACCGCCAAGACCTTCAGAGGTTGACCAGTTGACATTGCTCTTGTCTTTGAGCCTGATCTGGCCTTGCGTGGCAATGGTTTTGTTCATGTAAATCCTGGTTCCTGGGCCTTCAAAATGCCCAAGATTAAGCACTTCAATCAACTTGTCCTCATCAAAGGTGTATTTGCCTGACCCGCTGGTTATGTCGATATTGGGCACTCGTCCGATGGCCAGTTCGTCTTTGACTGCCAAGCCGACATACCACTTGAACTGGGTAACATAGGCATAGAACTTATTGTCAGAAGCATCGAGACAAGGTTCTGTACCTTTATCTACTGTGGACAAGCCAAGTTTGCCACGCTTGGCGGCGGCAGCAGGATAGATGCAATAAACCGTATTGCGGCCCCAGTTGACCACATAAATCGAGGTCAAAGTGCTGGCAGTAGTGCCTCCATTGTCAACCACGGTCGTCAGGCTGAGAGCAGCCAGTCGTTGTTGCAGACCTACGATTTCTTCGGGGGCTACGACAGCCGAACCTTCGGTAGTTCCCCAGATAAGGGTTTTGGCAAATTCCTGGGACAAACCTTCGACAAAGGCCAAATCTTCGTTCCGCCGGAATTGAACAGGATTGGGGGCATTATCAACCAAAGCCTCGTCAATCTCGCTGCGGGCTTCCAGCAAGGCCGTAGGTTCGACCGCGACCTGCTTGCTGGCCGCTTCCTTGGCCACGCCACTGTTCACTTTGCGCCAAGTGCCATGCGGAAGGGTAGCTCGGCGGGCCACCTTTTCGGACAATATCTGGTTACATTCGTACCAGGGAATATCCTCCAGGATTCGGCCCTGATTAGCGTTCATCACCTCGGCAATGTCGATCATGCCTTTGTCTAAAATAGACTTAGACAATTCCAGAAAAGTCAGTTGTGAATTGGGATATAAAGTTGACATTTAACACACTCCTAAAAGTTGTTGAAAAACGACTCATTTAACTTTTGCGGAGGGTGTCCAGATGTCTGGGCCTGCCTGCGTTTATAGCTCGCTCAGCTCTGACCTTTATCTGTCGGTCATGCAGCCGGGTCCGTTAGGAGTGTCCGGTAGATATGATTTCATCTGGTTTCCCTTGCGGGGCAGATGGAATTATTTATTTTTCTTCTGTTTTTCCTTATAAACACATCGGCGTTTGACACAATTTACTACGCTGCCCATTCCTCGTCGTTTTCCTTTTGAGTTTTCACATTCGCGCCAGTAGCGCTCTACGGTGCTGACATCTAAACCATGTTCCTTGGCCAATGATTTCATGAGACCCGAAGGCATTAATCATCTCCTATCTTACCCATATTATACCTGTTTTTTCTGTCGATGTAAAGGATTATTATTTCCGTCTCATGCTTGGATAATCTAACATTCCGGGTTCGCCAGTAGGCGCTGGTCCTGCCCCCGGAATGAGATTGTCTTCGGCTATTTTTTCCTTATAGACTTCGTAAAACGCTTTCAAAACGACAGGATCGTTGTCAATGCCTTTGGTCTTGAAAAGTTCCCGCAAGGCCGCTGTGCCATAAACCTCAAAGGCTTTCACTACTCCGGCCATATTTTTCTCAAAACTTGCACCCCATTCCGTTTTCAGAGCATTGCCGGCCTTGATTACGGCTTCTTTTTGGGCTGCTTCCTCTTGTGCTTTCAGTTGAGTTTGGGTCTCTTGGTTGGCCTTGAATAACTTTGTCTGCCAATTATTATAGAATCCTACAGCAACATCCATTTGTTCTTGATTCCAGCGAGCTTGATGAGCCACATCTTTGAATTGTTTTACGGCTTCTTCGTCCCAACCCATACCCTCCGGCAGATCCGCCGGTTTTTCAATCTTGTAATCTTCAGCTTTCGCGGGCCTGCCAAGTTTGGTATAAATAGAATCATATTGTTTCGTTTTTTCCTCCGGCGAATCATCATCTTTCGGCAAACTGATAGACCGCCCTCGAAGTTGTTCAAGATTTACATGGCCTTTGAGGGCTTCTTCGAGCGATTCATAACGACCCAAGACCTTTATTGCGCCATCATCTAGATCGTAATCGTTGGTCCAATGGTCCTCGCTCAACTTTGCCTCGTCTAACAAGCCTGTGGTTCCTTCGTCAGCCATTGATTTCTCCTTTATTCTATTCTCAAAAGGTTATCAACTATTTGTCGCATATTCTGAATCCTGCCGTCAGGATAACGTTTGATGATTCCCATTAGATTCAATATGCCGATGGCCTGATTATGTCGGTGCATATCGCCTTCCTCGCGTATCAGGTCGAAGACTGAGGAATGGTCCAGCATATCCGCCAGGACTTCGCGCCCCGTATGGCTGTTGAAAGTGGCCCGGTAAGAGGCCGCCAATTTCTTCGGCGGCTCAAAGCGGTTTGAAATAGCTAGAGCGGCCTGTTGTTTTTCGTATGGTCCTTGCGGTTCGGGCATTTTACTTTCCTGCTCCTATCATGGCGGCCAGTGGAGATGTCGGGTCGGTTTTTTTCTGGATGCTAGGAATTGTCTTAGCTGCTTCCTGTAACATTTGGGCCTGCATCTGTGCTTGCTGAGCCATCATTCGCTGCTGCCTGATACCGGCGACTTCTTCATCACTCTTGATTTCTTCTTCCGGCCAAGAACCGTCTCTGGCTATGCGGGTGGCAGTTTTATCAAAGTCAAAATAATCCAATACTTGGGGAGCCACGGCAAACAGCGGTTCCAGTTGGCCGATGACTACTTGCGTGCGTCTTATCTCACGCTGCTGGCGTTGGGCGCGTTCCAGTAGGCCGTTATATTCGACTTCTATGCGTCCATTACTCTGTTCCAGGACTATATCCGGCGGCTGGTCAATCCAGTTATTGCGCAGGGCGATGTCGAAAATCCGGTCGTGGTGGGCATTGAACAGGTCGTTATTGAGCCTGCCTATCTTGGGGGCCAGCATGATACCGCGTTCATTGGCCCGCTCTACGACTTCCGTAGCCGTAAGAGTTTTTTCCGTTCTGGCCAGCATGAGGAAGAAATCAACATTGAACCAGCGGTCGATGGCGGCGGCGGCCCGATCCTCGCGGTCGGCCCCGTAGGGGTATTTGATGTCGGTATTGATAGGCTCCGGTTTATGTTCCGGCCTGTGGCCCCAAGTGAATCCGCCAGGACCGATATGTACCTTGCCTCTCATTTCAGCATGGGCATACATGGGCGGCTCTACAGAGAGATGGCCAGCCCGGAGCATGACTTCGGTTATGGAGTTTATGCCAAATATATCCACCAAGGCAAAGCAACCTAAGCCTACGCCATAGACACTGCCGGGGCTTTTGGCAAACCGCCAATAACTAAAGGGTTTGGAAAAGTAACCGGCGATCCGCAGAGGTCTCTGCTTGTCTTCCGGGACTTCTTCCTGAATATAAACACTTATCCATTCTCGGTCGGGCAAGTCTGTAATCCCGGCGAATATGCGGTCGGAGCGTTTATGGCAGACGTGTATGAATTTGAATCTTTTCAGCGGGTCTTTTTCTATGGCCTTTTGCAGAGGTTCGCTGAGTAATTCTTTATCGAAAGATTCGCCGGCATTACGCGCACTAAGTGGGTAATACCGATAGAAGGTGTCCACATTACTGCCGGAGTCTTCATCGACATAAATTTCGCGGGGATGAAAATTAAAACAAGCCAGACCGTTGCCTTGGGCATTTTCCTCTATCCAACTTGGGGCGTCGCCTATGCTGCCGGCATCACGGAAGATAGGTCCAAGATGGGAATAATAGTTACTGTTTCTCATCAGGCCGTAGATGACTTCTTCCACACCCTGGAGCCATTTGCGGACTTGAACATTCTTGTCCAGCTTCTTATTGCCCATGCGGTAGATGAACCAGTCGAGACTGGAAGAAACCAGGTGTCCTTGCATACCGTCGGCCCAATTTTCCAGGGCTTCCTGGGGGGCGGCATTGAAAACGGTCAGATTGGGCTTTTTGCCTTGGTCGGATATTTCCGTATCGTCCCATAAAGACAAATCAGGGCGGAGAAGTTGAATTACTTCGCGGCGAAGATTTTCCCAAGGTTTGCGGACATCCTGCATGGCCGAGAATCTGGCTGAAAGCCGTTTATAAAGATTGTTTTCGGATTCCGGCATTTATTCTCCCAGTTTCAATTTCCCAAACAGTTTAGGATTAAGCAGGGCCGGGGATTCAAAAAGCAATCCTCGGCTCACTAGACTGGCACTTCTGGCCATCGCCCTCTTGCGGCGGATAATTTCTTCCAGTTTACCGCCGGTGGTTTCTGCCGGTATCATGGTCGGGGGTGGCACTCTAGGTTTTGAACCGCCGCCAAACATTATACTGCCTCCTCTCTGGTGGTGGCCTGAGCAGGTTTGTCCCTGCATCGAACACACGTTTTGATACCTGCTCACCTGCTATTTCGTATATGGTTTTCACGATTTCGTTTGTTTTATGGTTTATAATCCTGGTTTCGCGTAAAATACCATCTATTAAAATACCCTCTCTCAATTTTACCTCCAAACAATGTTTGTCTTTTTCTGCCTGATCACGCTGCTTTCGCAAGACCTCGTTTTGACATTCCAGAGCTTTTATGTATTCTCTGTCTTTCTCATTGTTCCGGAATCTCATATTCTTTTCCTTCCGACTTCAAGCATATCCGCATGGCCCGGTCCATACCTGGTCAAACTGTAAGTCAGGGGGTTATAATTATCAGCCGGCGAATAATCCTCTACGGCCCGCAAGGGGGCTGGATAGCCGATGCGGACATTGTTGACCAGCAGTTCATAG